AGAATTACACGAGAGAGAGTGATAATTGGAGACAAAATTCCTTGGAAGGATAAGGATAACAATTATAGAGATTAGTGTCGTTAGAGTTATAAGATACTATTTATTTTGAGAAAGATTATAAGGAGATTTTTAATGCCCAGAAGATTTGATTTTATTTCACCCGGTATTTCAATCGAAGAAATTGACGAAAGTGTTATTGAAGCACCATCTACAGATGATGGTCTTTTATTGATTGGTAGAGCAAAAGCAGGACCTGCTATGAAGCCAGTTAAGATCAAGAACTTGAGAGATTTCAGAGTAGTATTCGGTGATCCTATTAGCGGTAAAGGAACTGCTAACAATGATGTTTGGAGAGATGGTAATAACCAATCAGCAACCTATGCTTCATATGCTGCCCAAGCTTGGTTAGCATCAGAGACTTCACCTGTTACTTTTGTTAGATTAGCTGGTAACGATTCTCCAAATCAAGCATCTGGTTATTTGAAAGCTGGTTGGGATTTGGATGGTGCCAACTTAGAAGGTAGTGCTGGAACTCATGCCGATAATGTGACTGCTTACGGACTTTTTATCGTTCCCTCCGCTTCTGCCGGAGAAAATCCAACTGGTACATTGGCTGCTGTTCTTTATGCAACCGGTTCAGTCGTGACTCTTAGCGGAACCATTGCTGGTACAGCAAATACCACTTCATCTGCTGGTACTCTTATTGAATCAATAAGCACCGGTGGCCAAGGAAACACCTTTACTCTTGAAGTTAGAGACAGTTTCGCAGAAGCTTCACCAGTAGAAAAATTGACTTTCCACTTTGACCCAGACAAGAAAGATGACTACATCAGAAATGTTCTTAACACTAACCCATTAAAGACCTATTCAACAAATTATGCGGCTGGTGTATCTAAGAAGTATTTCTTAGGAGAGTCTTATGAAGAAGCGGTTCAAGCACTAACTTCTGGCTCTGCTGCCGGTTCTCAGTATGGTTTAATCTTGCCACTAGTGAGCGGCTCTAATAACATGGTTACACACCAAGCTGAGGCTCGACCAGCAAGAACAGGTTATTTCATTAATAGAGACCCAACACCTCAACAAAATGCTGGTAATTTCTCTGCTGATCAACAAAAGAAGCTGTTCCGACTAGTCTCTTTACATGATGGTGAATGGTTCCAGAATCATTACTACGTAACCATTGAAAATCTTAAATTAGGAACAGTTGTTAATCCCAATTCTTCATTCACCGTTTCAGTTAGAGATATCGGCTCTGGTGCTGTTGTAGAGCAGTTTGCTGGTTGTAACTTGGACGAATCTTCTAATGATTTTATTGGTAAGAAGATTGGTGATATGAATCAAACTTGGAACACCACAAACTTAGTTTTCGATATTTCCGGTGATTATCCAAACCGTTCGGACTACATTCGAGTTGAAATGGCTGATGATTGGAAATCCGGTATTGATGATTCTTACATGATTCCTTGGGGTGTATTTGGTCCCACAAGACCAAAGGGCTTCACAATCATGACAGGCTCTGTCGATGCAGATACTACAAAAGTAAGAATTTATCCATTTGGAACAACTGATAGTGGATCTGCTCAAAATGTGAATGTTTATGTAAAAGGTAATGCTGACCATCTACAATCTGGTGGTGATGCTGCTTCCTTTATTAAATGTGATATCGCATCATTCACAGGATCTTTCAGTTTCCCAAGAATGAAGCTAACAGAAGAAAACACTAATAAAGCTAGTGTGAACTATAAATATAACGAAATGTTCGGTGTTAGACACAAATTTGCTAGCTTGAATGAAGCAGGTGTTATGCCAAAGAAAGATTACTCTGATCTTCTTCGCTACCAAGGTGGAAGCATTGATTTAGATACCGTTGCTAGTGCAACTGAACATAGTTATGTATTCTCACTAGATGAAATTGTTAGAGATGCTAATGGCCTTTACTACTGGGCTTCTGGTTCTCATACTGTGGCTGCTGGTTCACAAACAAGAGCGGTAACTGCTGGCTCTGGTTCTCAACAACTTCTTGATGACAAAGTAAGACAATTTGCTGTTGCTTTCCATGGCGGATTCGACGGTGTTAATATTCAGCATGCTGATCCTTTCTCAAGCGAAATCGCCTTGAATGATAAATCAGATTCTACATCTTATGCTCACTACTCAGTATCAAAAGCAATCGATATTGCTAGAGACTCTGAAGCAGTTAAATACGATGTTATTGCAATGCCTGGTTTGATTACAGAAGGACTTAATAGAGACCTAATCGAAGCAGTAGAAGGAAGAGGCGATGCACTGGCAATCGTCGATATTGATGATGGCTTCTTGCACACTTACGAAAATAATGGAACAACTGCTACTAGCACTGTATCCAACTACATAACAAATGTAGACAATAGAGATTACAATTCTAGTTATGCCGCTACCTACTATCCAAGAGTCAGAATGAGAGATACTATCTCTGGTAATGGAGATGTTATCGTTGCTCCTGCTTCTGTTGCTGCTTTGGGTGCCTTGGCTTTCTCTGATGCCGAAACTGGTGCTCCATGGTTTGCTCCTGCAGGATTTAATAGAGGTGGACTTGGAACACTTGGAGGCCCTGATGGACCAAAAGTTATCGGTGCTCTTAAACAATTGACCAAGTCTAACAGAGACGATCTATACCAAAGAAATGTAAACCCTGTTGCTAGATTCCCAGCAATCGGAGAGACTGTTATCTTCGGGCAGAAAACATTACAACAGACAATGTCTGCTCTTGATAGAATCAATGTTCGTAGATTAATGATCTTCCTCAAGAAGAGAGTTGGAAGAGTTGCTGAAACTGTATTGTTCGATCAAAATGTACAAGCAACTTGGTCTAGATTCAAGGCTGATGCTGATCTAATCCTTAGAGATGCTCAATCAAGATTGGGAATCACCGAATACAAGCTTGTTTTGGATGAAACCACAACAACTGCTGATTTAGTTGATCAAAATATCTTGTATGCAAAGGTATTTATCAAGCCCGCTAGAGCAATTGAATACATTGCAATTGACTTTATTGTAACAAGAAGCGGAATTGAATTTTAGTAACCGCCAACTATTTATAAAAGAATTATAGGAGTATTAATAAAATGGCATTTTGGAGTAGCGCTGACGTAGAACCAAAGAGAAATTATAGATGGAAAGTAATATTGGATGCTTTCGAAGCAGATAACATTCTTTGGTGGGCAAAAACCGTAACAACACCATCATTTGATGTTTCAGAAGTGGAACACAATTTCCTTGATAATAAGTATTATTATCCAGGTCGCGTAAGTTGGAATGAAGTTTCTTTAACTCTCGTTGATCCAATTTCTCCTGATGCTGTTTTCTTAACAAATAGAATCTTAGAAAAATCTGGCTATGTTATTCCTGGGGATGATGTTTTTGCTGCGACTAAAGAAACAATTTCAAAAGCCAAATCAATTGCTGCTGGTTTTAAGAGTATTTCTATTCAAGTAATGAATGCTGCCGGTGAAACAATAGAAACTTGGACTCTAAATAATCCTTTTATTAGATCTGCCAAGTATGGCGATTTGGACTATTCAAGCGATGATCTAAGAACAGTTGAAATGTCTATCAGGTACGATTGGGCCACTTGTGAAGTTAAGGGTGCCGCACTGCCCCAGTTTCAAAAGAAATCTGGTACACCTACACCTTAGCATATAGGAGTTTAAATGACTTTCTGGTCTAGTCCGGCACTGGAGCCCACTCGTAAATATCGTTTTAAAATACAATTTGGAAATGATATTATCTGGTGGGCTAAATCTGTTACGAAGCCAAGCTTTGAAGTAACAACGAATAAATATACGGCAATAAACCATAGTCTAGAATATCCGGGGATTATAAACTGGAATGATATTACTCTTACTGTTGTTGATGTAGGAAAGAAGACAGAAGAGTATTATAACCAACTTAAAGAGATTGGTTATAATGATCCTATTTTCGGTTCTACTGCTGGTGGAATTAATAAGATAGAGAGTTCAAGCTTGAAGGTTTTCCAAATGGATGCGGGCGGTAAAACAATAGAAACTTGGACCCTTCATAATTATATTATAAAGTCAATTCAATTTGGCGATTTATCGTATGATGATGACGGACTAGTTGAGATGCAACTTGCAATAGGTTATGACTTTGCCGAATTTGATGGCATTAGTTTTAATAATTAAAAAAGAGGTGAAATTTGTCAAGAAACAACATGGAAAGAACAGGGGCACCACCTGCCGATGCTCCCGTCGCACAACAAACTCAGGCAGCATTTGATCCACTAAACTTTGTGGCTCCCACAGAAATTGTAGATCTGCCCTCAAAAGGAAATGGTTACCCAAAAGGGCACCCTTTACATGGCAAAACTACCATTGAAATTAGGTATATGACGGCCAAAGAAGAAGATATTCTAACATCTCAGAGCCTTATCAAGAAAGGTATCGTATTGGAAAGATTCTTGCAAAGTATCATTTTGGATAAAAACATTAATTCAGAAGATTTGTTTGTTGGAGATAGAAATGCTATCCTAATAGCCGCCCGTATCTCAGGATACGGAGCAGATTATGAAGCAAGGGTAGCATGCCCTGCCTGCAACGAAACAGGCAAATTTACCTTTGATTTGCACGATCAAAAGGTCCATGAAAGCCAGACAGCAGAGGACATTAATTTGGTTCTTGCTGATGGTGGAATGTTTGAGACCACTATGCCTTATTCTAAATTTAAGATTAAATTTAAGATA